ATCGGATTGCGTGCGCCATTGATTAGGTGCTGCGGGCACGAACATATATCCCAATCTGTTCCAAATTTTTTAAACTCTTCATACCACTGACTATCGAATACGTGGTAGTCGTGCATCAGGACGATATTTTCATACTTTGCATTCTGGACAAGAATGTTCTTTTTGCGAGTAATCCATCGCGGCTTTACGGACTCGTCAAAGTCAATCTTTGCAATGTCGTTTCCTTCGATTCCAGATGAATCTCCGCCACCAACGAAAAGTATTTCGTATTCTGGTACTCCAAGGCTTCTAATGTTTTGAACAATTTCGGAGAGTCTATTTTTGTCTTCGTAGATGGTGATTATTCCAAAGGTCCAGGAAATATCATGCATTATTTCTCCTAATTCGTCATCATTCCTCTATAAATATACACTCTCCTGGGCAATCTTCTGCTGCCGTTATCACGTCTTCCAAGATGGAATCAGGGAATTCGGCCGTCCCTTGTGCCATCTGTAGTTTTGGACCATCCCCTTTTCCGTCTGGCCCCATGAGATTCGGCCAACCGGGTTCCTTAACGTATGCAAGTCCATCCGTATGCATCATGAATACATCTGACGCTATTTCCGCGCACAGGCCATCTCCGGTACATAGGTCTTGGTCAATCCAAACGCGCATGTTTCATATTACCATTCACTCTATTGACCTAATGCGTTGGGTCGCCCAAGGTCTGACATCAAAAACCACCCCACCCACTAGGGATGAGGTGGTTTTTTTATTACAAGGTTTACTTAGTCTTGAGTAACAGTGAAAGCAACTGTCATGTTTGAACCAGCAGTTCCTGAACCAACTGCCGATACGTCAAGGCTAACAAGGTCGCCACCGTCAAAATCACAGTTGGCGGCTGTAAGTGTTCCTTCGTCTGAAGTTCCTGCTGCCGCAATTGAGAATGCTGCTGCAACATCAGAGCCGACTTTAAGGTCTGCAGTAAGTGCTGAACCTACAGGTGCTGTGGTTACAGCAACCCAAGCGCCAGTGATTTTGCCAGAAAATGGCATCGCCATTGTGACGATACTCGAGGTTGATAGTCCGCCTGGAATCGTTAATGTAATAGTTTGTGGGGCGAGGATAGTTGTTGACATCTGTACTTTCTCCTATGTTGATAAGTGGAATATCATTATGGGGCAAAAGTTCCGTACATGTCAAGTAGTTCGTTATTCAACCTTACTTTTTCTTGACAGTTGTTTTTTTCTTTGGTCGAACGCCAACATGCCAAACTTCTTCGTGCCTACTGATTGCCTCTCTGACACCGTCAATCTTGTCGCCAAGTTTTTCCATTGACTGAAAAATTTCATCTTTGGCTGCATCAACTTTATCGCCTAGAGCGCCATGGTCTTCTTTGTTCTTTTTGTAGCCCCAAATGGCAACTGCCCACGTAAGTGCAAACGCAGTGGTGATGCCAACCTCGGTACTCAATAGGTCACTGACTGTCATTGGTGGTCTCCTCTGGTTCACTTCGACTCTTATTTGCTCCTGTGGAAATCATCAAACCAGCCAAAGTCCCAGTGATGAATGTGGCGACCGAAGAAAGAACACCAAAAAACATCTTGTCATTTTCTGCTTGTGCGCCAAGTGGTTGAGCCACAAACACGAGCGCGTAAAGTACACCTGCTGTTGTCATTGCAAGAACGCTTGCTAGAACGCATCCAACAACAAACTTGAGTCTTGAATCCAACTCTTCTGATGTGTACTTGCTTTTCATTATTCAATCTCCCAGTCGTAACCGATTAAGTCTTTTGAGCATGCCCCGTCAACTTTACATGCGGGCGGATTGCACTCTTGTTTTTCCCAATTTTTAGGGTCTTGACACTCATAACGATAATTGCCTTGATAGCCACAAGCGGCGAGGGGCAAAACACACAGAGTGGTCAAAAGGATGGTCTTAGTTAGCCTTTTCATCTTGGACATTCTCGCTTGACGAAATCGAATAGAAGTAGTTCTCCGAATCTTCGGTAACCCACCTATCCGCATCCTCAACCGAGAAGTGATGATGATTGATAATTCTTTCGATTAATGGCTTGCCCAACTTGGTGGTGAATGAGGGGTCTTTGAGGACGACTCTATTGTTCGGCTGAATTGCAAAATTTCCATTATCCAGTTTGATGAGGTGCCCACATTTGTGTTGGCCAGGGTTTTCCGACCATCCCACATTTGTTGTATTGGCTTCTGGCCAGTGCCAGTCAAAAGTCATTACATAAACGCCTTGATGTTTTTCGCGATGCCGGTCAGAGTATTCCATTCGCATCCCACGAAGATTGTCAAAAACGGTAACTGTTATGTAGGGAGAAAAGGAGTTCCAAAGAATTTGGTCGTGTATTTCCATGGCTGGCGCGTCTTGCTTCCAGCAGAATGCATTCATTGGCATCCGCCACCAAATGCCACCATCCTCCATGAGGAAATGAAACATCGGAACCCTGTCTGGAATTGAAGCAACTCCAAATATGTAACAAGGAAACACTTTGTCGTGCCCGTCTTGTTGGTCGCGCAAAAAATTGCCGCGTACAAAGCATTCGATTGCGGGGATGTTGGCGTTAAGTTCTGGCACGAATGAAGTGTATCTTGCTTAATTATTTGTGTTTATGGCCATACTTGCCATACGCCATCAAATATCGGTCGCGTTCATTGCGGGCAGATTTAACCATTTCAGATGTGTCTGTGCTCGGTTTTGTCTCGTATTCGCGACGCACACTTTCAATCGCCTCTTGGATGGTTTTTAGTTTTTCTTTATCTAAAGCCAAAAGACGACGAATCTTCTTCCTTAGATAAAATGCCGTAAACGAGATTGTTGCCACTGCGATGAAGATATAGGTGCTTTTGCTTTTCAGTTTTTCCATACATTCCAGTTTGCCAGACCGCCAGATGAATTATCCATGATGTACTTGGCTACCTTGATATTGCACTCAACGTCAAACAAGCCCTCCAACCCAGTTCCGCAGACATTCTTGGTCACGGTTTTCCAGCATGAGTTGATTTGAAGCAACCCACGGTCAATTGAGCCATTCTTGTTGAGGGTCCAAATTACGTTGCCTTTTGAGTCAAACTTCGCATTTACGGCATTTGGGTTACATCTGGATTCCCGGTAAGCAATGTACGAAAAAACCTCCACTGGCTCCAGCCCATACTGAGCGAACAGGGGCTCAAACTGAGGGCAGCGATGAGTTGGGTCCGGGGAGATGTTGAAGCGCTTCCCGCCGTCATCTATTAGGGGACTTGGCAGGGCTGGAACGAATGCTGTCTCCATGCCTGCTGCCTGAAGAGCGGCAAGATGGTTCCTGCGGGTGGCCTCCCCATAATGCCCGTCTGTCTTTATCCCCAAAAACTTCTGGAGTTGTGTAACTTTTTCGTCTCTCTGGTTGAAGACAAAGGTCTCAATAAGGATTGCATTTGGCTTAAAAGCCACATTGGGTTCTTGCACTTCTGCTTTCCTTACTTCCTGACTTGCCGAAACCGATGAATATCTGCGTTCGGGAGGTTCCTGTCTGATTACCCCACCATTTGCTGTTCCCACTCCAATAGCGGCTGCCAGCCATAAGGTAATGCCAATTAGCGCTTCTTTGCTTATCACGGTTTCTCCGTTCGTCAGGCGCGAGGGGGGAGAGACTTTGTAAGTCCTAACCTTTCCGCCTCGGCGGGATTGTCATGCTTCCACCGGTGATGCGCTCGGCATAACACCTGGCAGTTATCCGGGTCTAAGTAGTTTCCTCCTCGACCCCTCGGGATGATTTCGTCAATGTCCAGTTGTCCTGAACACTGAATAGACTCTACTAAGAATTTGGCTGAACACAACCCCATGTCGCGTGCATGGACTATACGCCTCACCTCTTGTCTTTTGGGTATATTATCTTTGGTCTTTTGAGAAGAGAAGTTGAGTCGTGTTGACTGAACCCTTGGCTTGTCCTTACAGTGCTTAAGCCTTGCTCGGGAATCGATTTGTTTATCAACTAAATAAAGATTTCCAAATGCCCCACACTTTTCGTATCCACAATTCTCTTCCCTGCCCTCACAGTGACCCTTGTGCGAAAAGCGCATCATAAAATAATCCGTACTTGCTTGGATTTTCTGCTCACCAGCGCCTGAATCGCGCCCGAGATTGCGTCCACTTGGTCGTCGTGGGCGCCATACGGAAAAACTTCACACTCATCCAGGAATGCCCCATTCCATGCACTGCGGGCCATTAGTACGTTCCCAGATTCTGCCGCGGAAGAAAAAACTCCCGCTCTGTCTTTTTTGGACGTGTTGGATTTTTGTCCTTTAAAATTAAATCCTGGTACGACCAACCGTGAATAGTGGTCAATCACATTCACACCAGATGAGCCCGGTTCTTGCTCCATTATGATTTTCGTTCCAATCCCGTCTTGCTCTGCTGTTGTGCGAATGAGTTTTTCTACCTCATAAGGAGTTCCTCTCATTCTGCGAATATCAAGGATGAGATACTTTCCGTCTTTATAACCAACTAAAGCACCCACGGTCCAGTCAGGGTCAGTTCCGTGCCTTGGTGCGGTTGCTGCCAAGTCCCAGTATCTAACCTTTTGCATATCTTCGGGGAATACTCCAGTAATGTTGAACCACTCTTTTTTAAACATTCCACCTTCTTCACGCACTTCCCAGTTGCCGTCCAAAAGTCTTGCTCGTTCAATTGCGTCCAGTTCGTCAAGAGATTTTATGTAAGTTTCTGCATCTAGCGATGGGTTATCCAAAATCCTGGCTGGCATGAACTTGCGGTCTACATCACGATTGAGAATGAATCGCTCGTACACCCAATTATTCCCTGGACCTCCAGGGTTTGTTGCAGCACGAGTTCTGAGCGGGATATCAGCAGCAGACATGCCGCACGACGGACATCTTGGAAGATTCGCGGCAACAGACGGTTTTCTTACGCGAGAAAAGCCAACATACCGATAAACACGGTCGGTCTTCCACTGTGTTAATTCGTCTACTCCGACAAAGTGATAGGCGAACGACTGGAACTTGTATCTATCGTCGTCTCGTTCACAGTGGTCAAAAGAGAGGGTTGCGCCAGAGGGAAATGTCCATCGCTTGTTGGTTCCAACATAGTTTGCGTCGGTATTGGCAAGCCAGGCATTACATCGGTCGATGAAGCCGTCTGGTCCTGCAAGTTGTGGATATGTTTGACGCAAAAGCAGTGCAGAGTATCCAGGCACGCAGGCGTATTGGAGTGCGGACATGAGTAGGGCATCTGATTTACCTCCACCGGCCGCTCCGCCGTAAAGGGCTTCACGGGTTGTCGACCATGTTAGATAAGCGCCCTGCTTGGGGTGCATGCTGTGCGGTAGTTCAAGCCCACACGGAACTTTGTAATTGGTCAGCGCAGCAAGTTGCTGGCGAGTTTTGGCATCCACTAATCATCGTCGCTTTCGGCAGATTCACAGAAGGGATGACTGGGCAAAGGTGTACACGGACACTTCCTGCCGGCAGGAACAATCTCAGTTCTGTTGTTCATCTTCAATCAATTCTGCATCAATCACGTCATCTTTGTCCCACGCGGTCAACACTGTTGCTGGAAGGTCTCCAGCCTCAACAAGAGCGGCAAGAACTGCACGCTTTTTCTGCTCGTCTTCTTCCAGCGTGATGTGCTTTTGCGACTCTTGAGTTGCTCCCGAAAATGGCGAGACTTCCAGTTTGACGACATTGTCTGCGCCCCATTCTTGTCGCCAACGCGCCGCCAGAAATTCTTTTGCCGCTTTCCAATCCCCAGCGCGGCCTTCTTTATACCAAGCAAGAACTAATCCTGCCTGTGCTTCTGATTCTGCCTTGAGTGCGCCTAGCGAAAAATCCAAATATACCTTTTCGTTGATATCCGGCTCTTCACCCTGTTCAATTCTTCGTTGTTCAATCATCCCTCGCTTCAACCAAGAACGAACTGTTTGGTCAGAAACTTCGGCAACCTGAGCAGCACGTACCGGAGTCATCCCGCCCTTCATGAGTTCAATGATGGTTGGGCCTTTGCGTGCAACCAGCGTCAAGCGACCATTCACGGTTTCAAGTTCTTTCTGATAGTCAGAAGAACTGTTTTCGCGAATCTCCTCACTCATTTCTTGACCACCTGAACAAAGATGCAGTCCTGTGTAGATGGGACGTGAGTTTTGATTACTTTGCCTTTTCGCCGCGCTGCCATGTACAAAGCAGAGCGCATTGAACCAGGATGAATAAAGAAATCTTCATATTGCTTGAGTTTCCAGATTGAGCCATCAAACCATTCGTCGTAGTTGTACTTTTCCTCAGTTGACGATGGGGGCCAGGTAATCCGGTCACGCAGCGGAATCTGCTCGGTGGTTTCGTCAGAGTGTTGCATCTGGGTGTTCTTTCAGGTATTCATCAATTGCCATCTCCAGCAATTTGTCTCGCGTGCGAATGCGGTCAATCAACTTGCCCACCCAGTCCTTGGAGTATCCAGATGCTTTGGCAATTGCATCCATGGTTCCCGCACCAGTTCGCCATGTGTTAAAAATGTCAAAACGAAGACGGTTCTCTGCTGCTTTTGTTTGCTTGCGCAGCGCATCCAAGGCGTCGCGACGGCGACGCAGTCTTGCGGCATCAGCATCCTCTAGTGGTCGTGGCGCTCGCCCGACTGGCATTATCCTGACTTTTTCAGCCATTGTTATCTTCTCCTAGGTTTTCCAACTTTTCAAAAATCTCATCTTGTAGTTCTAGATATTGAGAAAGACCACTTGAATCGCCTGTTGCATTTCTTGACATCTGTAGTGCTAGTTCTACAAACGCATCCTCAATAGAAACTTCATCTTCCTCAACATGGTTGACAAAAGCACACATTCGTGCGTAAGTATCTTGATTATGCACGCCCCATGGAGTTTCCTTTTTGTGGATTTTCCTCTCCCCATATTTACGCAAGTTCTCCATCCATAAGTGATTTCCTATAAGGGTCAAATTGGAGACAATTACTTCGTATCTCTTCAATCGCTCAATAGCGTCCTCTACGACGTACATCGGGACCTCAACCGTGCGAGACAGTTGCTCTTTGTTGTCGGGGTCGCTTTCCCAGCAATCTATGGCTACTTGCAGGTCAAACTCAGGGCCTTCCTTCATCCCCACACCCCTTTCTCAGGCAACCGGATTTTTTTAGAAATCATCGTTGTATACATTTCCTATTCGACTCTTTTCTTTCGTTTTCCCCGCCCGCCACTTGTCTTTTGATTCTCGTGCCGTTGCAAAATTCCACAGCGACACAGTATCACTACATCTTTTCGCAACAGTGCTCCGTCACGTTAGCACACTCTGTTACACTGTCCAACACTCATGTCTTACTACAGCGAATGGGACTTAGATTTCCCATCCATAGGCCTTCATTTAAATAGGCCAAAGTGGATGAAAAAGAAGAACTGTTTTGATGAGCCTGTGGATACCTTCTACCCCGCGCCGGGAGATGTATACAAACTCCGTAAGGCCAAATCAATCTGTAAAGAGTGTGAGGTACGAACAGAGTGCTTGAACTACGCCTTGGATACCAACGAACGATTCGGCATCTGGGGTGGCAAGAGTGCCCGTGAAAGAAGCCTTATCTTGCGAGCACAACGTCTGTTGGCCCGCCCGAAGGATGATTAAGCAATTCGTTCGTATGATGTAATCGCGTCAGCAATAAGTTGAGCATCCTGATGCGCAATGCCTCGTCGATTCTTCTCTACGACTAGGGCGCGATACAGTTTGTTGGCAACTGATTGCCACTCCTGACACTCTGCTTCCGCAGCGTCTGCGCGATACACCAAAACATTCACTTCCCTATTAGTCATGTTCATAATCGCACCCTATGAGAGAGGGGCGAATAGTCAAGTCATGTTAGGTGATGATTTTTACTTTGTCTTCTGGAAAGTGTTGTGCGCAGAGAGTCTTCACCCACGCACTCTTTTGGGATAGTCTTCCTACCCGTCCACACACCTCACATACTGACGCCGATTCGATTTCGTACAGATTCACAATACGATTCATCTTGTGATATCGGTCGTCGTCATTAGGGATTTGAGTGTCGTAGTAATACCGGAGAGTCCCAAACTTCTCTTTGATTTGTCTGGGGACGTAGTTCGGGTCAACCGCCAACAGTTCTTCATGACACGACTCGGCTAACTGACGCCATCCTTCACCACATTCAATCGATAATTGGTCCATGTGTTGTTTCCTTTTGTTGAGTGGCATACGAAACAGTCGAACCGGTATGCCAGCGGTTTGAAAGGACCCAAAACTAAAAAGGCCTAACTGTTCCAAGGATAAGTGTACCGTGATTCATGTCGTGATTAGGACACCTATACATCATAAAATAGGTTCTACACTTGGTGGGCGCTCAGTGGGGGCACCGCCTCGTCACTCTGCGTGGTCGGAGAGGGGGGGTATTTCTCCTATTTCTCCTATTTCGTCGGATGCCCGAGGTTATCCACAGGCTGCCGCCGACCTAGTGCGATTGTGCGCGCTTGTGCGCGATTTCGTGAGCGGCGATAGGACGCGTTCTAAGCGGTCAGAATCGGGCGAGGGTACCGAGACACGGGGCAAGGCTCTACGCGCGCTCTAATGCGCTCCTATTGCGTGTGGCGTGTTCGGCTCAGACACGGCGAGAGAGAGACACGGCGAGCGCGCGAGGGTCGCGAGAGAGTGAGAGAGTCGCGCGAGACAGACACGGCGCGAGCGTGTGGGCAGATACGACAACAGCGCGCCACTCTCACCGTGAGAGTGGCGCGCCGTGTTGCGCGTCGCGTGTGATTACTTGCGAGCGTTCGCGCGTTCTGCCATTTCGTAGGCAGCGCGTCGCGTGATTTCGTCGTCAAGGCTCACGCCTTCGCCGTTGTGGAACGCGTCGGCGTAGGCAGTCTCACTATTGCCTGCCCATACCCATACGCGCAACTCTTCGCGCGTCGCGTCCGCGAATGTCGGCGAGATGAGCGCGCGAATGAGCGCGCATAGGTTCGCGTTCTCACTCTCTAACGCGTCGCGTTCAACCTTCGTGATTTCGTATGACGCTGCCATACGCTCGCCACTTGTCGCCAACTCGCGCGCCATACGCTCACACTCGCGCTGCGCGTTTCGCATCTCGCGTAGTGCTAGGTCGCGGTCATCTAGCGCGTCGTTGCGTCGCGCGATGTTGCGCGCGTTCTGCTCTTCGTAGCGCGTCGTCATTTGGTCGCAGTACT